AAGTTTCTATACCAATAGGTACACAGTAACAAGGAGGGTAAGACGGAGGATCTCCCTCTGCAGGAGGACAATACTCACCATAAAGTACACGGGTTGGTGCGGGTCCTGGAATAGAACTATGGGTAAATTGATAGTTATAATTTCCCCCATCTATATTGTAAACATAGAAGATATTCGTCCCTGATATATTGGAGTTGAAATAACTACCTTTTGAATAAGGGGTGCCTCCTGGATCTGGACTCATATCCGAACAGGTAGGAATGCTAAATCCGAAACCCTGAGTCCAAGAAGCAGAAGTTGAATGAGTTATTTTTAAACTCACTAGTTTATTAACATAATTTCTTAGATTAAGAGTAATCTCATTTTGCCCTGTTTTGGAGATCTGTAATCCATCTGAGGATGAAATACCACTAGGAGGCGAGCCACAAGATGGTGGGACAGGTTGCGACCAAGGGCCTGGAGGACAACCATTAGTATTATCTATAGTTGTACTAGAACCACCTGGAGGAGGTTCAGATATAACAGGTGCGTCGGTGAATGGAACAGGATTAGAAAACGTAAGTGTTACTGTGGCGTTTGCATCATTACCGTCACCATCTTTAAATATTAGTTTTCTATCATTTGCTTTTGATAAATTTAATGGGGTACCTTGTGATGAGTAACTAACTCCTATTGTAGTAGAACTATTTTTTTGACCAGAAAGAGTAAATGAACGATCAGCATTACCAGACTGATTACTATCGCTTCTCGACCATTCTACGGTTCTATTATTTGCGGATAATGATAGACTCTTTAATGCAAGACCATACGTATATGCATCATCATTCCAGCTGATATTAAGAGTAATATTTACGGACTCAATGCCAGGTTCGATTTTGATCGAGCCATCTCCTGTGAACTTTGCAGACATTTATCACTTCTCCTCGAGTTTCTTAACGCGATCTGATAGTTCTTTGATTGCCTCAATAAGCATTGGTACTAAGGACTGATAAGACACCTTATACATGTCTGTTATCTTGTCATGGAGGACTACCTCAGGGACAACATCCTTTACCTCTTGGGCGATAAGTCCGAGATGAGGTACTCCTGGATCGCTCTTAAGCTCATAGGAAACGCCACGAAGGCCCTCGATCTTGCTTAGCGAATTGTCAATCGAGAGAACATTTTGCTTTAACCTAATATCGGAGAAGGCGCAAATATCAGCGATAGCAGTAACACTATTGAAAGTTACATTAGCATCGGTTGCGACATCTTGGCCAATAGATACCGCGTAGGTATTGAAGTCATCGGCTTCATCTTCTGTTCCAGCATTGTTGGGTGTAACCTGGACAGTTACGCCAGTACCTGCACTAATAAATCCAGAAAGTCTAGTGTCTAGTTCTTGAGCCAGTTGGAGAGCTGATACAACAACCTTGTCGGAAACACCTTTAAGTCCGATAAGGTTTCTAGCGCCTTCGATGTCCTCACGCTTAGCTAATTGGACAAGACCAGCAAAGTCGGTTGTGCCATAGGACTTAGAACCATCTCCAGCAGTAATAGGACCGACATTGGATACGATTTCAGTGTTCTTGTTGAGGATGATTTGGGTTCCGTCTTGGAAGATGATTTTGCTATCATCTCCCATAAGGAGGGTATTCTTAACAATAACATTGTTAAGGACCTGGTTAGTTACATTACCCGGCTCTGTATCAGCCTTGAGTGGGATCGCAAATTGTTCACCAGAACGAAGATCGAATACAGTAGTACCAATATAGTAACTACCCTCTTCGTTCATACCAGTGGCATATACCCTACCACCGTTCTCTTCAACAATGATCTTACCTAAAGCAAACTCGGCCTCTAGAGGATCACCTTGGAAAGTTGGGAAGGCGGTGTCATAGTTGAGATAACCCGTCCATTCCCAAGTGTGACCAGAAGCTCTGATAACAGACGGACGACGAAGATTGATTAAGATACCGATATCGGTGCTATTTGCACGGAGTTTGATGTTGAATCTCTCAGTCGATGGGATTACATCTCTTTCAAAGAAAACGCCTGGACGCTCTTGGAGTTGTTGTAAAGCGATTTTAGTGATAGAATCCGCAGGGTCTTCAGTGAGCTCAGGCTCATCAAGATCAACAGAGGGGAATACATCTCCACTAAATACCTGACGGGCAGTTGTGCCTGTGGTGAGATACGTAATAAACTTATCTTGGTCGAGGGGTGAATTTGTACCAGGTCTGAATATCTCGTTATAAGTACGGATCTGAGTAATTGTGAGCGGATCTTCGATTAAATCTGCCGAGCCATTAAGCGGGAAGCCAGCAGAAGAAGTTTGCTTCTCCAGTACGTAATATGGTTGAGGACGACGGATACCGAGTGTCTTATCAAATCCAGTAAGAATCACTCTGTAGACGCGATCATCATTCTTTCTAGAGTCGATACCACGAATGATCTTGATGGCTGAGCGATCGAAGATAAAATCGATGTCGCGAAGCGCAACGTTAGGAGCGGTGCCAGGAGCGAGTTTGAAACGGAATGCATAATCAAGTCGCTTGAGGAGGTATCCATCTTCGTCACCGTCTACAGTCTCCTCGACAATGTCATTCGTCTTAACGGTGAAATACCAAGAATTAAGGGTTTCATCCCAGGCGAATACCTTCGATCTATCATCTAGCTTTTCAAATCCTGGAGTTGCCGATGTGGAAATTTGGATTTCACCGGAGTAGACAATAGAATTACCATCTTCATCAAAACCATTGATATAAAGCCTTCTTCTGTTTACAAAGCTTGTACCACCCGCGTGAATGTATTGCCCATCGAGATTCTTTTTGGTATAAGAAAACTGACCAAATGCGGCAATATCTGCAGATGGAGGATTCTCCAGAGCGAAAGGATTCGCATTATCTGCATTATCAAAATATACTCTGAGGATGCTAGGGGCGTTAAATCCAATAGCGTTGGCTAGGATATAAGCCTCAGTTTTTTCGTAGTTAATAACCAAGCTAGTGTTGATTTCTGTATCAACAAGAGTTGGTTGGCGATCCTTAAAGCAATTACCGTCATCAATGATATTACCTTGGAGATCTTTCTTGCAACCATATCTTAATGGAAGGGGCGGGATTACTTGGGCAAGTCTTGTGCCTGTATATCCTGGACCTGGGATGCCTTCATCCTGGCTAAATGGCCTTGCCTTATATCCAATACCTCTTAGCGAAATGTCACCAAAGTCAGAGCAGGAGTTGGTGATAGAAAGATCCGCACCACCATCAGAAATAAAGTGATCAGAGTTACCAATAACGAAGCAAGACACAATCTGAATTGTGGCATCATTACTTCCTCTGAATCCCCAGTGACGATACTTGAAGCGGTCATTGGGGCTTACGCGATATTGCTTACCTTGACCAGTTTCTTTGTTAGTAGGGGGATCGAGGTAATAACCTTGATCATTGAAGCAATTAGGGTCAGTTTGTAGTGATACCTGGGTGTAGTTAGCAGTCACCATCGACTTGAAGCCGGAGACCAGAGCACCATCAACCCACATACCATTAAGGCCAAAGATCGATCTCACCGAGCAATTGAAGACATATGGTGAGGAGGATCTTGTTGAGTTAATATCAGGTAGATCGAAAAGTTGATTACCTGAAGAATCCTTGCGGATAAGGCGTGTGGGACCAGGATAGACAACAGATGTCAGATCTCTGGAGTCAGCTCCAGGGAGTCCTGTTTGGTTCTCCTCTAAGTCAGACTGACGTAGGTTTTTAGAGGAAGCGATAGGAGCAACGATTGTTGTCTCTGCGCGGATAGGCTCAAGACCTTCACTACCCCAGCCGTCGAATGCGTTAAAGAGAGAATTGAGTTTGGAGTAGTAGGATACCTCATCCCCTGAGCCAAAAATCTCAGCTTCAGAAGCAAATGTAACGGAGGTAACAGTGTTATGTGTCCTTGCGTATTGAGGATTATCAGTAAAAGTTAAGAGTGAAATGTATGTACCACCAGTCACCTTGAAGATTGCGCTTCTCTTTGTCTGAGGCTCAATCTCCGTAGGAGTCAACTCGGGCACATACATCGGACGAACGCGAACCTTACGAAGATCCACGCCATCAACCGAGATACCTCTGGGTACGACCAGACCACCGGTGGATGGGTTGACTACTGAGAGGTTGTCGTAGTATAACTCGTCGTTAAAGGCAAATGTTCCTCTTACGTACTCAAGGGTAATTGTCCAGATAGAAGAGCTAAGCGTCTGCTTTTCTACCTTAACTACATTACCAACACCACCGCTTTGGGAGTAAAGGATTCTTCCGAGATTAAGTGACTTAGGTGGTTGGGTGAGTGTAGGGTCAAGGGCATCGATGTCAATTCGAATCGATCTATCCGCCTCAATAACTTGAAGAATAGTAAAGCCAGTGAACACTCTCTGGATCAAACCACTATTTGATGAGAGGGAGGGAACACTACTTACGCCTGGTGAGTTGTCTACGTAGTAATCGCCTGGAGCTAACTCGATCATCACACGATCATAACGATCATTATACTGACCAGCTCTGCGGCTTTCTCTTACGGCCTCGATAAGAGCTCTCTCAATTGTTCTAAAGGGCCTTGCATCATCAAAACCGTTATTGGTTAGTGAGTCATCGCCAACTGCGGGGTCGACGTAGATGATGTTCTTAACAGATGCGGCTGAAATAGCAGCAGTAGAATCCTTAGAACAACGAGGAGCGTTATTGATGGAGATAAGTCCACCCTCACCATTAGCATAAATGGCTACTTTAGGATAGTACTCTTTATAACATTTCTGAGTAGATGCCTCGTATCTATACACACCATCTGGGGTGTTGGGGAAGGTTACTGGAACGATCTCGCCATCTGGGCATTCTGTTGCTAGGCGTTGACCAATAAATTCCTTACCACCACAACTTAGGAACGTTCCAAGAACAGGGTTGCAATCACCACCGGGTGTTTCTTCAAACTTCCATTCGGAGGTGGCTTCGTGGTAGAAAAGTTCTAAGTGAGCATCGCGGATATTAACAATCCAGTCATCCACGGAGCCATTGATCTTTGTATCTCCGCCTGGACGGATGACAACTGGGAATCTGTCAAACGTCCCAGAAATGTCAACAATTGCAATACGATCAGAATCTGTAGGTCCTGAAGGCAGAGAGACGATCAACGAACCATTGGAGGTATCGGCAATAACTCTCTCCCAAGCCCGGGCAACATAAGAATCTTCTTTGATCTCTGTGTTGCGTAATGTGCGTGGGTAGGTGTTAAGATTACCAATATATAGTGATGGGCGAAGGTCTATGTAGCCAGCTCCGGCAACATCTCCGTCCTCATTAGTTGCTAAAGACGCCCCGTCTCCGGCAAAGGTTAATTTAGCAAGGGGGATGTGAGGTTCGGATACTGATGGTAAAGACGATCCGATTGAGATTCTTACGCTCTCATTTGCAGTAATATTGTCCCTTGCGCCCTGCTCTGAAATATATAAGTAGTTTACTTCGACGCCGCTCAATAACTGAACGAACTGAACTCCCCAAGAAATTGGTTGGCCATCTGAAAGAATAATGCTACCGGCCTCAACCCAAACACCATATACACCGCTACCCGCCGAGGTTTCAATAAGAGCTGGAGGGCCCCATACCTTAGCGCCGGTGGTAGGATCGTAAGAGTTTAGAACAACGCCGTCATGGGCAAGTCTACCAATCGCGGTTTCATTATCTTCTCTAGGATCAGCAACTTCCCAGTCTTTTAAGGAATCTCTTTGACCGACTGACCAACCGGCATGCTCGGAGTCTGTAGGCTCGGAGTAAAAGTCAGCGCGTCCTGTAGTAGCAGAAAAGTTTGTACCTTTCTGTACCTCATTGAGATATTCTTTGGTTACAATTGTTCCATTCTGGAACTGGATCTTATCTAACATGGTTAGGGGCGTAAATTAAGAATTAGAGTTAACCCAGAGAACTCTTCCCATCCAATAAGAACTTGGACCAAAAGAGCTTAATTCTACCAAGATGATTCTTCCTTGGGCTTTGTAAAAATCAATAGGATTATTTGCCGTTAAATTTAAAACCTCATCTCCTCCACCCCAGGTAAAACCTGCTGAGTAGGCTTTCCAAATTGAATCACTACCCCAGTTAACGGGATAATCAAAATATGTTGAGAAGTTCTCTAATGGGATCTGAGGAAAACGGAGAAGAAGTCTCTGTTCTCTATAGTATCCAGGAGGGATGTCTAACGGATTCGTATTCGAGATGGGTAAATTATCTGGAGATGTTACATCTATTTCTAGATAATTTGATGTAATAAGTGGACCAATTGGGTGATTTTTAACCGCGCCTCCAAGTTCCACTGGAGTGGAGATTGAATCTCCAGCCCAAATTCTTCCATCAGCAACATTTACACAAATTTCGCCCTCGTCAAGATCACCAATAAATGGTTCCTCGCCTGGAAGTAAAGTTGTTAGTTGTTGAAATGTTGCCTCAGCCATCAGCAATACGAGGTTTGTCTGATAATCTTTAATCTAGTTACTCGGGTTTAAATTATAATAGAGCAAAGGAATTTGGCCTTGAAAACAGGGTATATTACTGACGATTTTAGTACGCTGAGTGGGCTCGCCTCAGTGGCATATGGTAATACCGATCTTTTTAGAGAAGTACAAAACCAAATAATAAATAATTCCCCCACAAAAGTTTTTGATTCTCAAAGACCTTCTGATGTTTTTCAAAGTTTTTTAGTTTCAAAAGATTATTTTTTTGAATTGATCACAAGTTCACTATTGAATCAATATCAGCAGAATGAATTTTTCGCTGATTATATCGATGAAATATTTGGGGCTGATTGGGCTATAAAATTTTCTGAAGATTTATCAAAAGAATTTTTTCTTGAGATAGATGCTGATAGCCAATACGGTAAAGGAATAGAAGATTTTCTTTCTAAAGCCTTTAACAGATTATTTGTAGGATACGAAGATATACCTTCTTTAGTTGAAGAAGTTGTATTCTCTATAGATTCTGATCATATGCTAACATCAGATGTATCCTTTATCACAAAAATAGCCGCTAATAATCCAAAAAATAAAATAAGTATTCCACCTTCAAATACTACAATTTCACTTTCTCAGAATATTGACTTAGATAAAGACCATAGAGGTATATCTTTTGCAACTGGATACATTTCTCCCCAGAGTTATTATTCTGATATAGCATACCCTGGATTTGAATCTACTTCATCAACAACACCAGTTACATTTAAAGACTCGGTTCTTGACGGATATGTTGGATATCCAGCAAATATCTTACTTGAATCGATATTCAATCCCTCAGGTGCTGAATCATTGAGGGATATTCCTTCCGCTATTACATCTATATTATCCGGTTCTGATATTTGGAATAGTACATCGGTACTTGGGGATCTAGCAAATATTCCGGGCCTTTCTCAAAGTGATCGGGATATTTATGAAATAAGTCTTATTGGCCCTAGGATTAATAATTTTTTAACTTTTGATCCTTCCACTATGTCAAATGGTGATTATTTCGACGTATCAAATCTTCCTAAGATTTTAAATTCTGATAAAGAAGATGGATTGCCTATGTCTTCTCGTAATTTTTCTAATACATTCTAATGGCTAATATCTACGGTCCTATACTACCACTCCAACTCGATAGTAGAAATACTTCGGCGTTGGTACGTGCCATTCAAACAAGAATAAATCTTGAATCTGGAGGAGAACTAAATGATTTTACTCCGGCTTCTCCTTTAGCGGCAATTAGTGAAGGTCAAGCATTTGCTCAATCAGAACTTTTATATTATCTTAACAATCTCCCCGAAGCATTTAGTCTTCAATGGTTAAGACAATTAGGAATCCAAAGAAGAATTGGTGCTAGAGCTTTAGTAGATATAACCTTTTATAAAGTTCCTGGGTATAATAGAGTTGTTATTATACCTTCTGGGACAAGAGTGTATGCAAATAATGGCTTGGCCTATCTTCTCCTTGAGGAAGTAAGAATTCTTGAATCAGAAGATTCTATTACAGCGATCTGCCGCTCTGAAAAATGGGGCTCTATATATAATGTTGGGGAAGGAGAGATTAATAAGATTGAACGCAGTTTTGTAGGGCTCGATTTTTTACGTAATAACTCATCGGCCACTGGTGGCAAGGATCTTGAGTCTGTCAATGCCATGAAGCGAAGAGCTTTCGAAGTATTAAGTAGAAGAAATTTAACAACTGCTTTGGATTTTGAAAACGAAGTATCTACACTTGCTCCAGAAGCCTCATTGATTAAAGTACTCACCTATGAAGAAAGATATCAATTATCTTCGGCGTTTTCTGGCAATATTCTAATCTGTGCTGGGGATGAAAATGGTAGAGAATTGTCGGAAACGACGCTCCAATATATTATCGAGTCGGTGAAAAATAGAGTTGTTCTTGGCACTAACATCTCAATATTACCACCGGAAATTATTCCAGTGGATCTTGTTCTAGAAGTTTATTATGATCCCAATGAAATCTCAGGTAATATAGACTCTAGATCAAATGAGATTCTTACAACTTTGCAGGAATATATCAATCCAATTAATCTCCCACTTGGATCTAGTTTATCGTACCAAAACATTTTAAGAAAACTTTATGAGTTTTCATTTGTTAAAACAATAAATACTTTAGATATTAAGTTGATGCTAAAAAATCCTTCAGTGTTAGAAGGTCTTTGTGCAGGATTTGCTGGGGAAGAATCTGAAACGCTTAATAAATGTCTTTACTCATATATAGATATTGTAAACTCAGATAATGAAATATATAATGCTACATCCGGTATCGTCTCTTATAAATTATACAACTTACAAATAAGTTTCACATCAATTAATGATTTTAGCCCAATTACATATACATACACTGATCTATATACGCTATGAACTTATCAACCTGGGATAGCATAAAACCAAGAAAGAAAAATCCCTCTCTTTCTTCAGGTCATCTCATCCTGGAGTTTGATAGGACAAAGAAACAAAAAATATTTGCCCATAAATTAGGTAATATTGTCTTCGAATCAAAAGATCTAAATACACCAAGAGATGAAGTAATATCAATCCAGAAGGGTAATTTAACTCTTAATGGATTTGTATATAAAAATATTGGCCATACATATTCTGATACGGAAGTAACATCAGAAGACGCAACTCTAGGGGGATTTCCTATCTATGCTCATGGGCATCCGCTTGGTGGTACAGAGCATGGAGGGATGGAAAGTTGCGCGAGAGTAGGATTGGTATGTAAAGATGGAGAAGGGGAGAATACCCTTTGTAATCCTGGTAAATGTGTTATTGGTACATTGAGCCACGTAAGAAATAAAAAGTGGAAGTATCAGTCAAGTAAAACATATAACTCCAACGCTCCACTTATTTACTATTTAAATGCAGAGAGAGAGGTATCACTTCACTCTGTACTTAGAGGTAAAGCAATAACTTTTACAGAGTCTGGGCCATTAACTCTAGATATCGATGCCCCAGCATCTAAATATTCAAAGATTTACCTCCCTCCAAAATATTATTTTTCAGAGGATTTTATTGATCAGGCGATAAAAGTAATTGATGAAAGATTAGATGCAATAAATAATCCCCCTAAGACTAATGTAATAGGCCTTGAGAATAGAAGAGATAGATTTATCTCGTCATTCATAACTCTTCTTTATCCTAAGAAATCAGATGGGTATATTTCCTTAGTACTCTATGAAGATGGGGTTAGAGAGGAAGTAAAAAATGAGATGCTTCAGGTATTCTCTACTCTTCCCACTGAGTGGTATGAGCAATGCGCCTTAATCATTGAGGATGAATACTTCTATAGAGGGGCAAGAGTTCATAATAATTTTAAATTTCTTATCGCAGTATATAATAGGATAAAAGACCTATTTAATAATATAGTCCAAGTAACAAAAAGCTCCTTAAAGAGAGGGTCTCTAGAGTATTCAAAGGGAGATATAGCACGTCCTGTATATTCTAGATTACCCGGCATCTCAGAAGCTTATCGCTCAGATCCACTTTTCTCTGAAAAAGAATCTCCTGCTCAGTGGTTAACTAGTGGTGTCGATGAGTTTCTCTCTGCAAAGAAAGATCAAATTTCATCCTTTTATCAAAACTATCTAGACCTTGAAACTTGTTCGCCATTAGTCCTTGATTGGTTGGCGCAACATGTGGGTCTATTTGGGGATCTATGGGACGATAGGTGGGAAAGAAAGATTAAAGTGGCAATGATCGAGAATGCCTTTGGTTGGTATGATCGTGAAAAGACATTCACAGTTCCAGGAGTTGGTGAAGTCAAAACTCCAAAAGGCGAGGCACTTAATAAATTTCCATTCACTACAAATCAACTTTGGACTGCTAATGAAACTGAAGATAATAGCAATAGAATTAAATTAGATGAGATAAATTCCGTTACTTATTCATTAAATACATTAACATCACAATACTTACATAAAGAAAAAGTATATGATAATGTATCCAAGATTTTATCTACGCTTCCCACTAACTCTATTAAAATTTACGATGGCAAGTGGAATGGATTAATGGAGTCGAAGGGAAGCATCCTGTCTTTTGCATTCCTCTCTTCTATTTTTGATTTAAAATCTCACACAGAAAATGAAATAGAAATAAAATCTATTTCTACTCTTGTAGAAGAAAATGGTTCCTCTTTTGAGGTTTTAATTAGAAAACCTAAAAATGGCCTCAGAAATGCAGAGATAGATGCACCTCCTCTTTGGCCATATAAATCAGAAATACTTCAAGTGGGAGGAGATAGTGATTTAGCAATAAATAACTTCTCTAATCAGATAGTTGCAGGGATCTCCAGAGTAACTTCTGTAGAAGATAGTAAGAATGTATTCTTTAGATTACCTTACTATTATAATAGAAATGGTAAATCCTGGGATAGAGTAAATTATATTTCTAAGAATTGGTTATCAGATACGTTAAATAAACGTGTTCAATACGCCTATCTTTCCGCGGATTTATGGGCTGTGGGTGATGGTTTCTTTGAACCAGAAATAATAAGAGAAGGCTGATTTAAATGGGATTTTTTGACGATTTACAGACAATGAAGGAGATTAGTCTTCGTACCTCGGAGACTATCGGCGGGCCTTTTGGTGATCCTTTCAATGAGATTGGGACAATTATTTCTGTTTCAGATCCTAAGGGACTGGGGAGGGTAAAGGTACTCTCTTCGGGTATTGAGAGCGATTGGGTGTACGTCCAAGGTAGTCACAAAGGGCAATTAAGTTCACAATACATCGGGGCTCCATGCCTTCTTTCTAAGGCGGGTGGTAATACCAATGATGCGTTTGTAAGTCAGATATTTAATAAAGATCCAAGGGGGAATGGTGTTGGTACACCTATCCAACTCACGGTGTTAGGTGAGCAGATGGAGGCAGGGAATATTGCCTCCGATCCAGGCATGAGGTGTAACGAAAATAACTCCGGTAGGGTATACCTTCTTGAGAATGAAGTAAGTCAGGATGTTGTTGTTTGTCTCCGACGAAATAACACGCAAGAAGGCGGGGATCCTGTATATGCTTGGAAATCCCTAACCCACGGCAAACTCGTTGAGAAAGGATTTGACCCTGGAATTGCACAATCTCCAGAGAATACGGATCTCTCCAAAAAATCTGGAATGCCAAAATGCTCCCAGGCTCTTGAGGGGGAGATAAGAGAATTTGCTGAGGATAGGAAGTTTCGCTCAACAATGCTAATGTGTCGGAGGGATGAGAATGGTGATTTCTCATGGAGCCCGGTATCTTCCCCACCATTAGTATTCCGAACTACGCTCCCTTCTTGTACGGAAAAGAACCACGGGATGGAGGCAATTATCGATCCTGGTGATAACTCTGAGTTAGCAATTTGCCTTCGCTACCAAGGTCAGATGAAATGGGTCCATCCTGGTACCCGAAGACCGGTGCAGTTTTATCCAGGCGAGAAGCCAATGTCCAGAAAGGACTTTTTGGCATCTAAAAAACCTATGGAGGCCTTGGCGCAGAACGCCTCACCATCCTCCCAAGACTTTGTTGGCAAGGCTGGATCTGCGATCTTAAAAGCCGCAGGTGGAGCTATAGCGCCAATTGCCTCAGATCCAGCTCTCAAGGCGGCAATGATCGCAGCTAATGCCCTCCCAGGTCAATTTAATGGCGCAGATATGCTTAGCAATCTCGCCAAGATTGCCATCGCCAATAACTCAAATCAATCTATCGATGCTCTAACCTCCCAAATTACTAATGCCATCAATAGAGGCGGAATAATTGATGACGAATTAGCAGCGGTTCTTCGCACTGCTGGAGGAGCCGGTGATGTTTTAGCCCGAGGTATACAGAATAATACCCTCGACTCTGCTCTGCAGATCATTGGTAAGAACTCTCTCAACCAAGCGTTCAATGGCTTACCCTCTCAGGTGGCTGGGGTGTACTCTGCTTACATGGCTGGAGGTGCACTAGGGGCAATTGATAGCGCAGCAATGCTTGGCCTCTCCCAACTCCCTCCAGAGGTGGCACAATTTGTCTCGCCGGTATGGGATATTGGTAAGGACATACTAAATGGCCAGCCTCTCTCTATCAATAATGTCATTGGTAGTGCGGTAGGAGCACTAGATCTTTCACTTCCCGACTCCATCAACCAGATAATTTCTACAGCTGGCGGGATCGGAGGGATTAGTGATATTGTCTCTGGGGATATTATTGGGAAGCTCTCTGGAGGGGATTTTGGTGAGATTGCTCAGATGGCCACTAATTTTGCAAACTTACCTGGTATTCCCAATCTTGGTGGTCTTCAAGGTGTCCCTCAATTGGCCACTTCAGCTCTCCAACTTGTTGGACTCGGAGGACAATTTACCTCATTTTTAGGACCTGCGGGTCTTGGGCTAAGCGCATTCTCTGCCCTTACGGGAATCAATCCTGTCTCTTCGATACTAGGTGGAATACCTGGTCTTGGTGGATTATTCGGTGGTGGGGGTTTAGATTGTCCCTGCGATCCTAAATGTAGAAAGACAGAACACGGGGTAGATTCAGATGGGAATAGGCTTTTGGATCCTTGTGGTAATGTTCTAAAGAGTGGACATAGTTCCTATTCACCGAGTGGTAATCCTATTGATAATAATAATAACCCAATCACCGACTTTCTTCCCACTCAGTTGGGTGAGGAATTATGCGTTAAGAATCCTTTTGACCTAACAAAAATTCTTAAGGCAGTAAGCAGATTAAGAGACCTTGCCGATAGAATGGAAGGGGCCAAGAACGCAGACTTCCCCGAATTATTTAGTGAATTAATTTATTCTTTAGAGGCCATTGAGAAGGCCCTCAAACAAGCTGATAATAATATCTCAAAGGTAGAATCTATTGAGAGGAAGCTTATCGATGCTCAATATCGAACTATGAGAAAGTTCTTCTCATCGAGCTTCTCTTACTTCCCCTTGGCGATGAAGGACATGACGGAACATGCAAAAGCAATTACCGATCTTTATCAGTATGTAAAACGTTTAGACTCAGCAAAAGATGGGCCAAGAATCGGAGCAGTTCCCACCCCCGCTATCATCCTAACCAAGAAGAACATCAAGCAGATTCCAAAACTAAGCAAAAAGTCTCGGGCTGAAGCAGCGTTGACAATTAATAAGGCACTCAAACCTGCTCATAAGGAGTGGAAACAACTCTCTCCAGGCGAGGGACTTTTAGAAGCAGCGGATATTATCCTCGGTCTCTTTAACCCCGATGTCCCGATTAACTTTGATGGGTGCAAGACAACCAATAACAAAGATAAAGTGCTTAAAGACTCTTTAGAATCCAAAATAAACTCACCAGAGCCACCCGACCCATCATCTCTGTTAGGCAACTCTCTACCCACCAAGTATTTCGATCTGCCAAACTCTGACCTATCACCAAACGACCAACAACAAATCTCATCACTATTAGATCAAATAGATTATGAACAAGGCAGAAGCCGCGAAGGAAAGGCAGATTGTTAAGGAGATGGAGGAGAACATCTCCTCTCTTTCTCCGTCTGATAAGCAAGAACTCCTGCGACTAAAATGCCGGACGGACTTCTTAACCTACGCAAGATTTATCACATCAGAAGTTCCTATTGCTGGAAAGTTTCAACCATTCCATGTCCACGAAGTAATTGGTAATTTTCTACAAAAAATTGGGGACGGGGATAAAGATTATAAACAAAGTGCTATTTCCCTACCCCCCAGAACAGGAAAGTCTTTGCTTATCTCCAAGGTCTTTCCATCATGGCAAATGGGCCGAAGCCCTACCGCCCAGTTCATTATGAGTTCTTATGCCCTTCAACTCACCAATGAGAACTCTAGGGCTGTTATTGAGTATATCTCCCATGAGAGTTTTGCGTGGCTCTTTCCTGAATGCGAAGTAGATAGAGATAAGTCAAATCTTAGTGCTATTAGAAATAACAATGGTGGCTTGATTAAGATGGCATCGGCCGGTGGTAACGTTACTGGTTTTGGTTTTGGCGTTATTGACGATAGCGAACTCCCTGGAGTGGGCATCTTGGACGACCTTCTCGCTGATGGTAATTCACCCACCGTCATGGAGAGTACCTTTGCTTGGACTCAGGCTCAGTTCTTGACCCGTGGTCTTCCAAACCACGGAATTATTTCCATGGGAACTCGCTTCCATGTCGATGATGTAATTGGTAGGTTGCTTAAGGCCGACCCCGAAGGCTGGAAGGAGCTCAATGTACCTGCTCTGTGTACAGACGAAGAGAATGATGTTCTTGGTAGGAAGTTAGGACAATCTCATTGGCCAGAATTCTTCCCTGTAGAAAACCTTGAGGCTATTAAAAAGTCCATTGGCGATAGAGATTTTAATTCCTTGTACCAAGGAAGACCTGCGGGTGAACAGGGTGCAATCTTTAAGGAACCTTGGTTTGATTATCATTCTAAGAATAAAAGTAAGTATTCATATATCTACGCCACTATCGACACCGCTTATAAGGCCGATAGGATGAATGATTATACCGCAATTTGTATCTGGGGATATGATAAACGAGAAGGGAAACTCCATCTCATCCACTATATCCTTGATCGAATGGAATTCCCAGATCTTGAAAAAATCTTCCCTCAACTTGTTAAGACCTGGAAGATAAGATGTATTTACATCGAAGGTAGGGCTCAAGGCGTTCCGCTGATTCAAACGCTTAAGCGAACTATTAATATCTCGATTAAAGAGTTAGTACCTAATAAAGACAAAGTACTTAGAGCAAACGCAATTGCCCCTCTTGTAGAGGATGGGGTGGTCTCACTGTATGAGAACTTGCCGTCATTGGCAGAAAGAACAGCAGAATTGACATCTTTCCCATTTATCAAAAATGATGACTTTGTAGATGCATTTGTGTATGGTGTAACTGTCTACCGTGATGAGATTATGGGAGGTAGGACTGTTCATGGAGGGGATAGAAAACAACTCCCAAGACTCGTCCATGATCCATTCTATCGTGGGGGGTCCAGAAGACTTTCTAGTGATGTTGGAAAAATCAATCCTACCATGGGTAGCGGGAGTAAAGGATCCGCAACAAGATATCTTTAATGGTATAATACATAACGTATTACCTGCAGGAATACTTATTATTATGACTGATCAACAATTTAAATATAGGGTCGTCTTTTTCCACCAACCCGGTTGCGCAGCATGCAATGCAATGAAGCCTGTGTG